AGGTTTTTGGGAGAAGAGAATGATCAATAAAACGGCAATCATCACGGGCGCTAGCAGCGGCTTGGGCAACATGATCGCAGGCACTTTGAAGCTCGTTCATGGCTTTGACATTGTCAACTGGTCGCTCGATCAGGGCGTTGATGTGAGCTCGGCCGAATCCGTTCGGAAAGCAGCCCGCGCGCTCGACGGTTGGCCCATAGGAGCATTGATCAATTGCGCTGGCGTCAATGGCATCAATTTTCTGCCAGATGTTCCCGAGGCGGAATTTGACAAGCTGATGGACACCAATGCCAAGGCGATCTTTCTGACGACGCAGGCGTTGTTGCCGAATCTCAGAGGTGGCACGGTGATGAATGTCGTTTCAAATGCAGCGCACGTGCCAATGACCAGCAGCCTCGCATACAATATGTCCAAGGGCGCGGCGTTGATGGCTACGAAACAACTTGCTCGTGAACTAAAGAAGACGCACGATATCACGGTCTTCTCTGTCAGCCCCAACAAGCTCTTCGGCACCGGCATGAGTGCGTACATTGATTCAACGGTCTGCAAACTTCGCGGATGGACGCCGGAAGAAGCTCGCGCTTATCAGGCAGCATCATTGCCGGCCGGCGAAGAAACAGACCCGGCTGTGCTGGCTGAATTCATAGGCTTCTTGCTCTCATCAAAAGAGCGACACAAATACCTCAACGGTTGCGACATCCCATACGGAGGACCGACAGCATGAAAATGGATCAAATCGCGTTCGCTTGTTCTGATGAATTGCAAGCAGTCAAAGTCAAGCTAGCGCTGGACCTTGCGGACAAATCCTGGATCAAGGATGTCGTGACCGCTCTTTCTGAAGTCTTGCTGCCGAATGGCGAACGCTTGAGGGCGCAAAACGTTGCAGAGCTTCAATTCAATTACGACCTCGGAATTGAACTGGAGATTTTGCGCTATGTTTCAGGGCCGAATTGGCATCAATCGTCTCCGCTGAATCTGAATCGAATTTTCACCAGTCACTCAGGGATTCATCTCGAAGATGGGGAAGAATTTCCGGACATGAATGGCTTCCCCTTGGTTCAGGAAACGTGGACCTTGAGTCATACTGCCCCATATCTTACAAAACTCGGCTCTCCTGGTTATGGCCGCAAATACCACTATCGCATCCATGAACTTTCGCCGGGCAGCTATGTTAAGTTTATCAGAAGGGTGCTGCCACAGTGACGCTCAAAGCCAACGAAATCCTCGAACAAGCGGCCAAGCTCTATGCAGAGCGGAACGCGGTCTACGGTGACAATTTCCGCCGCGTTGGCCCAATCCTTAAGGAACTATTTCCCGAAGGAATAGTTCTTAAGGATTGCGAAGAGCAAACCCGTTATCACATCTTCATGCTGATCATCGTGAAGCTGACGCGCTACGCGGTGAACTGGTACGCCGGAGGCCATCAGGATTCTATTCGGGACGCCGCGGTCTATTGCGCGATGCTGGAACAGATTGATGCGGGAATCACTGAACGGAAGGATGGAGGGAAGAAGTGAAATCGAAGCCGCGTCTTCTCGATCTGTTTTGCTGCGCCGGCGGGGCCTCCGAGGGGTACCGCCGCGCTGGCTTTGACGTAGTTGGGGTGGACATCAATCCGCAGCCGCACTATCAGTTCGAGTTCCACCAGGCCGACGCACTGACATTCGGCCTTGAGGGGTTCGACGCCTACGCCGCCAGTCCACCATGCCAGAAGTACACTCAGGCGCAGCGCATCCGTGACAACGATCACGCCGATCTTATTGCGCCGATCCGCGCCCGGCTTATCGCCACGGGACGCCCCTACTGCATCGAGAATGTGACTGGTGCGCCCTTGCTGCGGCCGATAGAACTGTGCGGCGCCATGTTCGGGTTACGCACCTATAGGCACCGCCTGTTTGAATGTAATTTCCCAGTCGAGCAGCCTATGCACCCAGCGCATGAAGCTCCGCAGCGCAAGATGGGACGCCCGGTTCAGGACGGGGAGTTCATCAAAGTGGTCGGAAACTTCTCCGGCGTCGATCTGGCGCGCAAAGCGATGGGCATAGACTGGATGGTGCGCGATGAACTGCGCGAGGCGATTCCCCCAGCCTACACCGAATATGTTGGGCGCGCGATGCTGAAAACTCTGCAGAAAATAAAGAAATGACCTTCCTCTGCCTTGATACAGAAACAACGAATCTTTTATCCACCCGCCTGTTGCCGCTGGATAAGCAGCCGGAGATCATAGAATTTTTCGGCGGGGTCATCAGTCCAGAGCTTGATGATCCCATTCAGGAAGGAGAATGGCTCATCAAGCCTCGCCTCCCTATCTCCGACGAAATCACCAAGATCACGGGCATTGACGACGCGATGGTGAAAGATGCGCCTGCGTTCGCACAGGTCGCCCCTCAGATCAAAATATTGATCGAGGGGGCGACCTGTGTTATCGCCCACAATGCATCATTCGACAGAGAGATGATTGACATAGAATTTGAGCGTATTGGGCAGAAGATTGCGTGGCCTGCCGTGGTGTGTACGGTTGAACAAACGATTCATCTGGTGGGTCATCGGCTGACCTTGACCGCGCTTTATGAATATTTGTTTAGCGAGCGTTTCCCAGAAGCTCACCGAGCTCGGAATGACGTCATGGCTTTAGCGCGTTGTGTGCGAGAATTGTGGAAACGGGGTGAATTGTGAAACTCCGCTCCGGCTACAGCTTCAAGACCGCGTGGGGGCATCTGCCTGACGTTGTTTCGCGTTTGCAAGAGATCGGCCAAACCTTTGCGCCATTGACAGACCGAGTCAGCACCTACGGCTTTGCACGATGGACGAAGCTCTGCGAAAAGGCGGAACTCAAACCGATTTACGGCGTTGAGATTGGTGTTGTGAAGGCGCTGGGTGAAAAGCGCCCGTCGCCGGATTTCTGGACATTTCTTGCCAAGAATAATCTTCGACCTCTGCACGATTTGATCAATTTGGCCACGGGGAATCCAGGCAGGGAGCCGAGTTTGCTTTACAAGCAAGCTTTGTCCCCTTCCGGTTTGTTCAAAATCGCCGGAGAGCGCCTTCAAGTCGATGCGCTTCCGCTCGATCTGCCAGCCGATTTCTTCGTTGCGTTAATGCCCTCGACGCCAAAAGGATTGATCAGACGATGCCAGGAAAAAGGACTGAAGTTCGTCGCGTCTTCTGATAACTACTTCCCTCGCGCGGAAGACGAGGAACTCTATCGCGTCGCTCTCGGCCGGCGAGGAGGAACGCAGACTTATCCGAGATGGATTCTCAGCGAGGTGGAGTGGAGACGCGCAACCGACCATCTCGTTGATCGCGAAACGCAAGATTCTGCTGTTGCGCGTCTCCACTCCCTCGCCGAACAATGCAACACAACGATGAAGAAAGGAGCGCTGCTGCGCTTCCCAAAGACCAAGACCTTGCGCGAATTGTGCCTTGAAGGTGCGATCAAGAAAGGCGTCAATCTCAATAGTGCCATTTACAGCGAACGCTTCGAGCGCGAGTTGAAGCTGATCGCAGAAAAAGACTTTGAAGATTACTTCTTCATCCTGGCAGACATGATTGGCTGGGCAAAAGAACGCATGATCGTCGGCCCTGCGCGCGGTAGTTCGTGCGGGTCTTTGGTCTGTTATTTGTTAGACATCACGGCCATTGATCCGATTCCATTCGGTCTAATCTTCGAGCGTTTCATAGACACGACGCGCAAAGACCTGCCAGACATTGATGTAGACTTTTCGGACACGCGCCGCCATCTTGTGTTCGAATATGCGGAACAAAAATATGGCAAGGATCACATTGCCCGCCTCGGAACAGTCGGTATGTTCCAGCCGAAATCGGCCGTCAAACAGGCAGGCGCCGCGTTGCGCATTCCGCAATGGCGCACAAACAAGGTCATGGACAGCCTAATTGTTCGATCGTCTGGCGACAGCCGCGCCATGCTGCAACTTGAAGACACGCTCAACGAGACAGAGGCTGGGCGCCTGCTGATCAAGGAATTCCCTGAGATTTCAATTGCGGCAAAAATGGAGGGTCATCCAAACAATCCATCTCAACATGCTGCAGGAATCATCATCACCGAAGAGCCAGTGGCGGAATATGTCGCCATCGATGCGCGCACGCAATCGACCATGTGCGACAAGAAGGATTCAGAGACTCTGAACTTGCTCAAGATTGACGCGCTCGGCCTGACACAGCTCTCAATTTTTGAACGCACGCTT